ATGCCTGTTCGCCCTAGGAATAAGCCTAAGGGCGTCAATGTAATGGCGGCTGGGAAAGTCGCCCAAAAAATAAAAAACAAGTTGAAGAGTAAGGCCAAGGCTATTGGTAACATCAGCAAAGGCTTGCGTGGCTTTATTCTTTTCATCCTGGCTCAAATATTTTGGGCTAGGAAACTCACTCCAAGGGTCCGGACGATGTGGAAAAAGGTTGACAAAGCAAAAGCCACAAGGGTTCTGAAAGGCATCCGTAACATAGCCACCCAGCTGATTACCGGATTGGCCGGGAGGAAGAAAAGGAGGTCAATGACACATGGAATCATACTGAGCTTGGGAGTCACCATGGTGATTGGAGCTAGTTTACACCATCATGGAGGGAGATATTTGCTCAATGTTACTCATGCTGACTTGGGGAAAACATTCACTATTGGGAGTGGGAACTGCACAGCCAACATAGTAGAAGCTGGTTCCTGGTGTTCCGATTCCATGGAATATGAGTGTGTCACACTGGCTGAAGCTGAGGAACCTGACGACATCGACTGCTGGTGTAGAGGCGTGGAGCGTGTGAGAGTGACATATGGACGATGCAAGAATGGACTTGATTCCAGAAGATCACGGAGAGCGGCAGTTATCACAGCTCACATTGACAAGGGACTCACCACAAGACAGGAGAAATGGTTGTCAACGAGCATGGGCGAAAGGCAGATCCAGAGGATAGAGAGATGGATGATGAGAAACCCTTTTTATGCAGCAATTTCGCTGCTACTGGCATGGTGGGTTGGATCAGACATTAAGCAGAAGGTGCTCATAGCATTCTTGGTATTGGCAATTGGACCTGCTTACTCTACACACTGTGTGGGCATTCCAAAAAGGGATTTTGTCCAAGGTGTTCAAGGTAACACATGGGTGAACTTGGTCTTGGACCAGGGCTCATGCGTGACTTTGTCGAGTGACAACAAACCCAGTGTGGACATATGGCTAGACAGCATCTTCATTTCAAGCCCTGTGTTGGTACGCAGAGTGAGTCATACCGCTACCATCAGTGACACGAAGGTCCAAACAGCATGCCCTACAAATGGTGAAGCCAAGCTAGAAGAGGAGGCTTCGGCTGAGTATGAGTGTAAGAAGACGTACTCAGACAGAGGCTGGGGGAATGGATGTGGACTTTTTGGGAAAGGCAGTATCGTGGCGTGTGCCAAGTACACCTCCACTGGTCATATGGACGTGTATGAGATCGACTCAACAAAGATTGAGTATGTCACAAAAGCACAAGTCCACGCTGGAATGAAACATGATGACACGACCATGGTCAAAGAAGTGAAGTTTGAACCCACCACAGGATCAATGGATGTTGAGTTCACTGGCTATGGAACCCTGGGTCTTGAATGCCATGTGCAGACAATGGTTGACATGGCTAACTACTACTTAGTGGTGATGGGACAGGAAGCATGGCTTGTACACAAACAGTGGGTGGAAGACATCACGCTCCCTTGGAAGATAGGAGAAGGTGGGTTTTGGAGAGATAAACACTACATGGTAGAGTTTACTGAACCTCATGCCACAACGATGACTGTGATGGTGTTGGGAGCTCAAGAGGGTGCCCTGAGGACGGCTTTGGCAGGAGCGATGGTGGTCACCTACACAGATAGCAGTGGAACCAAAAAGTTTTCCTTGAAAGGAGGTCATGTCAGTTGCAAAGCCAGAATGAATGGATTAGTTTTGAAGGGATCAACCTACACCATGTGTAAGGGCGGATTCTCTTTTGTTAAGACACCAACTGACACGGGACATGGAACGGCTGTGATGCAGGTGAAAGTCTCTAAAGGAACTCCCTGCAGAATTCCCGTCCAAGCAGTGGATTCTAGCAATGGGGGCACAAATAGGGCCACACTGATCACAGCGAATCCCATAGCAGCTACAACTGAGGATGAGGTTATGATAGAGTTGAGTCCACCATACGGGGAGAGTTACATCATGATTGGAACTGGTGATGATAAGTTGACATATCACTGGCACAAATCAGGCAGTACAATAGGCTCGCTGTTTACTGAGACATACAAAGGAGCACAAAGAATGGCAATCATAGGAGATGATGCCTGGGACTTCAGTAGTTCCAGCAACTTCTTCAACTCCATAGGAAAGGCTTTGCATACTGTTTTTGGTAATGTGTTTCACTCCATATTCGGAGGTCTCAGTTGGATAACAAAGATCATTCTTGGGGGAATGTTTCTGTGGTTGGGAGTCAACTCAAGAAATCAGACCATGTGCATGGTCCTCATGGCTGTTGGCGGTATCTTGTTGTTCATGACCCTGGGAGTGTCTGGAGAAGTAGGATGCTCCCTTGACATCAAGAGGAGGGAGCTAAAGTGTGGTGACGGACTTTTTCTGTTCAATGATGTGAATGATTGGACACACAAGTATAAGTTTCATCCCGAGGACCCAAAATTATTGGCATCCCTCATTAAGAAGAGTCACCAGGAAGGGAGATGTGGATTAAGCTCCGTCAATGAAGTAGAGCACAGAATGTGGAATTCCATCAAGACCGAGATCAATGCAATGTTTGAGGAAAATGGAGTTGATCTGAGTGTGGTTGTGAAGGATAGCAAGCTTCACTATAAAATGGGAAGTCATGCTTTTCCCAAAGTTGAGGAAGGACTGAGTCTGGGATGGAAAAACTGGGGAAAATCACTAGTCTTTGAACCTAAACAGAGCAATGTGTCTTTCATCATCGATGGAACTAGTGAGGATTGTCCTTTCACAAATAGGATTTGGAACGCATTTGTGGTGGAAGAATTTGGAATAGGCATGTTCACTACAAATGTGTTTTTGACACACAAGGTGGACTTCACAAAGCAGTGTGATGCATCTCTTCTCGGGGCAGGAGTCAAGGGCGACGTTGCAGTCCATGGAGACCCTACCTTGTGGATGGAAAGTAGGAAGGAGAATGGCACTTGGCAGTTGCATACCATACAGATGAATGGTCTAAGGGAATGTTTCTGGCCACAAACACACACCATTCATGGGTCGTCAGTAATGGAATCGGCCATGTTCTTGCCTAAACAGTATGGCGGACCAGTGAGCCACCACAACCATTACACTGGGTATGCTGTTCAGACAGCAGGGCCATGGAATGTTCAGCCATTGATAGTCAAGAGGGAGACATGCCCAGGGACCCAGGTACGAGTGGATGAACAATGCAGGGACAGAGGAAATTCAGTGCGCTCAACAACATCAGAAGGGAAGATAATACCAGAATGGTGTTGCAGGTCATGCACTCTGCCGCCGGTGAGTTTCTGGGGCCCAGATAGTTGCTGGTATGCAATGGAAATTCGACCTCAGAACGTTCATGAGGAGCATTTGGTGAGATCATGGGCTTCAGCGGGCACGGGAATGGCCGAGAGCAGCCTAGGTCTTGTGGCCCTGTTTCTATTTACTGACATCTTTGCCCGGAAACGCATGACTAGAAAGTTCATGGTAATAGGATGTTTGGGAGTGCTGAGTGTTATGATAGTTGGAGGTTTCACCGCCTTAGACTTGATAAGGTACATCATAGTGGTTGGACAGCACTTTGCTTCCATGAACCATGGAGGAGATGTGGCATACTTGGCTATCATAGCAGTAGGGAAACTTAGACCTGGATTGCTGATGATGTATTCTTTCAAAGCGGCATGGAGTCCAAAAGAAAGAGTGATGGTTGCTTTGGGACTGCTTGTGTTCCAAGCTGTGTTAGGTGATTTCGTTCACACAGGCCTTTGGGAATGGGCCGACGCGGCAGGAATGTGCATTCTCATAATCCAAGGAATGGCGACACGAAAGGAAAAGACATACATCATGCCAATACTGGCCCTGCTTACCCCATTAAGTATGGAAATCATACGTAAGACTGGAATTTTTGCATGTGTTGGATTGCTAGGCTTAAGCCTTTGGAGAGGAGGTGACACAACTATGAGGAAGGGGATGCCATTGTTGGCTGGAGCAGCTACGGCTGCATCTGGACTGACAAGGGCTAGCCTGAGTGTTGTGTTCATCCTTTGCGCCACAGCGGCGAGTAGGAGGTCTTGGCCAATAGGAGAAATTATGGCAATTGTTGGAATAGTGGGGACAGGTTTTGGCATGGCTGTGAACGACCAGGCATCATTGGCTGGTCCCATGCTTGTGTTTGGTCTAATCATGATAGTTTATGCCACACTTGGAAGAGCCGATGGTTTGACTCTTAAAAGAGTTGGGGACATCACCTGGGAAGAAGAGGCAGTTCACAGTGGTTCAAGCACACGCTATGATGTCACTCTGAATGAAGCTGGAGAATTCAAGCTGGTACATGAAGAACCCGTTGTCTGGAGCCATGTTGTGTTTCTAGTAGTTGCACTCATAGCAGCTTCTGTGCACCCAATCGCCTTAGTGGTGGTCACAATAATCTGGACATATGGCAAGAAGCATCTCAGGGGTGGTGTGCTGTGGGACATCCCAATAGCACCACCGGTTGAAGAAGCAGAACCCCTGGAAGACGGTGTTTACGCGATTCTCCAGAGTGGACTTATGGGAAAAGCCCAAGCTGGAGTTGGAGTGGCCCAAGAGGGCGTCTTCCACACCATGTGGCATGTGACTCGTGGAGGATTCCTAATGGTTGGGGGAAAGAGACTTACACCACACTGGGCATCAGTGAAAAGAGATCTAATTTGCTATGGAGGAAATTGGAAATTGGATGGAAAATGGGATGGTGTTGAAGAGGTCCAGCTTATAGCGGTGGCACCTGGGAAGGCCCCAACCAATGTCCAGACGAAACCAGGAGTTTTTAGGATGGCTGATGGGACAGAGATTGGAGCAGTAGCCCTTGACTATCCTAGTGGAACATCGGGATCACCCATTGTCAATGAGAAAGGACAGGTGATTGGGCTCTATGGAAACGGAATTGTGATTGGTGGATCTGGATACGTCTCATCAATTGCTCAGATTGCAGGAGGAGAAGGAGTTACTGAAGAACCCTTGCTCGACACTGCCACCATGTTGCGAAAAGGCAAGTTGACAGTCTTGGATTATCATCCTGGAGCAGGGAAAACAAGAATCTTCCTACCATACATCCTCAAAGAATGTGTGAGAAGAAAGCTCAGAACTCTCGTCTTAGCACCCACCAGGGTTGTCCTGAGTGAAATGAGGGAGGCCTTGAGAGATGTTGCAGTCAAATATCACACACAAGCATTTCAAGCGGCTGGAACAGGAAGGGAACTTGTAGACGCCATGTGCCACGCAACTCTCAGCCATAGGATGTTGGAGAGCTCCCGTTCAGTCAACTGGGAGGTCATAATAATGGATGAAGCCCATTACATGGATCCAACCAGTATAGCAGCGCGAGGGTGGGCAGCTCATAAAGCTAATAATCATGAAAGTGCAGTCATATTCATGACAGCCACCCCACCTGGCAGCGCTAATGAGTTCCCTGAGTCTAATGGAGAAATTGAAGATCTTAGAAGAGACATTCCAACAGAACCTTGGAACAAGGGACATGAGTGGATTTTGGAAGACAGGAGACCCACAGTTTGGTTTTTGCCTTCAATCCGGGCAGCTAATAATATTGCAGCATGCCTTAGAAGGTCAGAACGTTCAGTGGTTGTGCTGAATAGACAGACATTTGAAACTGTGTACCCTACTATCAAGACAAAAAAGCCAGACTTCATTCTAGCAACCGACATTGCTGAGATGGGAGCCAACCTAGGGGTGGAGAGGGTGATTGATTGTAGGACCAGCTACAAACCTGTGTTGACAACCGATGGAAGAGTTGTCATAAAGGGGCCCCTAAGGATACCAGCATCAGCGGCAGCTCAGAGAAGAGGGAGAGTGGGCCGGTGCAAAGATAGAGATACTGACTCGTATGTGTATTCGGAAGAGACCAGCGAAGATAATGGGCACTATGTTTGCTGGACTGAAGCCTCAATGCTATTGGACAATATGGAGGTGAAAGGAGGCATGGTGGCTCCCTTGTATGATGTTGAAGCTCAAAAGACTGAGATGGTGCCTGGTGAAGCTAGGCTGAGAGATGATCAGAGGAAGGTTTTTCGGACTCTGATAAAGAGGTATGACCTTCCAGTGTGGGTTTCATGGCAGGTTGCCAAATCAGGTCTCATGCTGGAGGATAGGAAATGGTGCTTTGATGGAGATGATGAGAACACAATATTGAATGACAACGGGGAGAAAATCTTGGCCCGCAGTCCAGGAGGCCAACGTAAATTCCTCTGTCCAAGATGGAATGACTCCAGACTCTATTATGACAATGCCTCACTGATGAGTTTCCTAGCTTTTGCAGAGGGACGTAGGAGCTATTTGGGAGTGTGGCATGCCGTGCAAATGGCGCCATTGAAGCTTGGCGAAAAGTTGACAGAATCCTTGGACACAATGGTAATGTTAATGCGTTCAGAGGAAGGAACACGGGCGTACAAATTGGCATCAACTAATGCCCCTGAGGCTGTCACCATTCTCTTGATGACTGGAATAGTGGTTGCTTGTACTCTGGGAGTCGGTTTAGCTTTCATGTGGCCAAAGGGGGTGGATAAAATGTCAATGGGGATGATCACCATGAGCATAGCTGGATATCTGATGCTGCAAGGAGGGTTGACACCAGTTCAAGTGGCAAGTGTTTTGTTGATCTTCTTCATATTCATGGTGGTCCTGATTCCGGAGGCAGGGACACAGCGTTCAATCAATGACAACAAAACGTTGTATGTCCTGTTGGGAGTTGCCCTGCTGATTGGAGCAATCACAGCCAATGAGATGGGATATCTGGAAAAGACCAAGAGAGACCTCCTTGGAGAGAGAGTTCAAAATGAGTGGAAATTAGAGCTTCCCATGTTTGATCTACGACCCGGAGCAGCATGGTCCATATATGTTGGATTGGCTACATTGGTCATGCCTGTCCTTGACCACTGGATTAGAACAGAGTATGGGAGTTTGTCTCTTACAGGGATAGCGCAGCAGGCCAGCATACTCCAGGCTATGGACAAAGGAGTCCCATTTTTCAAACTCAACATGTCAGTGATTGTGCTGTTGGTGAGTGTGTGGAACAACTTTTCCATGCTTAGCGTGCTGTGTGGTGTTGGGCTTTTAGGGGTGCACTGCGCCTTTGTCCTCCCGGGCCTTAGAGCCCAGGCAGCTAAACAAGCTCAAAGGAGAGTCTACCATGGTGTGGCAAAGAATCCTGTGGTTGATGGACAGACAACAGCAGAAATAGAAACAGCACCTGAAATGCCACCTTTGTATGAAAAGAAACTGGCTTTGGTGCTGCTAGGAGTGGTTGCCATAGCCAATGGGGTCATGGTCCGGTCAGCCTTTAGCATGGCTGAGACAGTAGTGTTGCTCAGCGCGGCAGTCGGACCACTGTTGGAGGGTAACACCAGTGCTATCTGGAATGGACCAATGGCCGTGGCAATGGCTGGAATAATGAGAGGCAACTATTATGCAGGAATTGGGTTGGCCTACAACCTGTGGATTCTCCAAAGTCCGAAAAGAGGAAGATCTACTACTATGACTCTCGGAGAGCTCTGGAAAAGACAGTTGAACCTCATGGGCAAACGGGAGTTTGAGCTGTACAAGATCACTGACATACATGAAGTGGACAGAAGTCAGGCTCAGGCTGTTATGAAGGCCGGGATAGACAATGTGGGCATCAGTGTGTCCCGCGGCACCTCTAAACTCAAATGGATGGTGGACAGAAACTACGTTGAACCTCTTGGAAGGGTGGTTGACCTTGGGTGTGGCAGAGGAGGCTGGAGCTACTTGTGTGCTGCTAGCAAGAGGGTGTCGTCAGTCAAGGCTTACACCCTAGGTATTACAGGACATGAGAAACCGGTCAATGTGCAGAGTTTAGGCTGGAATATAATAAAATTCAAGGATAAGACTGATGTTTTCAAAATGGAGCCTCATGCATGTGAAACACTGTTGTGTGACATTGGTGAATCCTCATCAAACCCATTGGTGGAGATGGAGAGGACTCTGAAAGTGATTGATAACGTTGAGAGATGGATGTCTCCGACTACGGAATCATACTGTTTCAAAGTCTTAGCCCCGTACCGGCCAGAGGTGATTGAAAGATTGGAACGTTTCCAGCTGAAGTACGGAGGAGGTATTGTGAGGGTTCCATTTTCAAGAAACTCAACCCATGAAATGTATTACGTCTCAGGAGTCAAGAATAACTTAACACACATGGTTTCGTGTGTGTCCAGACTACTCTTGAGGCGGATGACACATCCAGATGGAAGATGCAAAGTGGAAGCTGACGTTGTCTTTCCAACAGGCACACGTAATGTGGCTTCTGACCTAGGTCCTATGGACCTCAGCAAAGTGAAGGATAGGGTCAACCGCTTAAGATCTGAACAGGGAACGTGGTTCCAGGATGATTCTCATCCTTACCGTACATGGCACTATTTAGGGAGTTATGTCGCAAAGCAGAGTGGAAGCGCAGCTACAATGGTAAATGGTGTGGTTAAGATGTTGAGTATGCCATGGGATCGAATTGAAAATGTGACTCAACTAGCCATGACAGACACCACACCATATGGACAGCAAAGGGTTTTCAAGGAGAAAGTCGACACACGCGCTCCACCACCTCCTCCTGGAACAAGAGCTATCATGGAGGTTGTTAACAAATGGATGTTTGATTTTCTAGCAAGAGAAAAGGCACCCAGAATCTGCACAAAGGAGGAGTTTATCAACAAAGTGAGATCAAATGCAGCCTTGGGCAACATGCTTGAAGAGCAGGATGGATGGAAAGATGCAGCTACAGCAGTGCAAGACCCACGGTTCTGGGCTCTAGTTGATAGAGAAAGACAGGTCCATCTGGAAGGGAGATGTGAGACATGCATTTACAACATGATGGGAAAGAGAGAGAAAAAACCAGCCGAGTTCGGCAAGGCCAAAGGTAGTAGAGCCATCTGGTACATGTGGTTGGGAGCAAGATTCCTTGAATTTGAAGCCTTGGGATTTTTGAATGAAGACCATTGGTTTGGGAGAGAGAACTCATTGGCTGGTGTTGAGGGAGTTGGGCTTCAATACTTGGGATATGTGGTCAAGAATGTATGGGAGAAATCCAACGGAATCATGTATGCCGATGACACAGCAGGATGGGACACTAGAGTCACTGAGGCCGATTTGGATGACGAGCAATACCTGCTTTCCAAGATGGAAGGGTATCACAAAAAGCTGGCCAGTGCAGTGATGAACATGACTTACAAATACAAGGTTGTGAAGGTCCCGAGACCAGGTCCAGGCGGGAAGGTGTTCATGGACGTCATCGCCCGCCAAGATCAAAGAGGGTCAGGGCAAGTTGTGACATACCCGCTGAACACAGGAACTAACATGAAGGTCCAGCTCATTCGCATGGCTGAGGGTGAGGGAGTGATCTCAAGACACGACATTGAACGGGTCACCATAAAAACCCTTAATGCGTTGAGAGTGTGGTTAGCAGAGAATGGAGCTGAGAGACTTTCACGCATGGCGGTGAGTGGTGATGATTGTGTGGTTGCCCCTCTGGATGAAAGGTTTGGTTTGGCTCTTCACCACCTGAATGCAATGTCCAAGATCAGGAAGGATATTGATGACTGGACTGAAAGTATTCCATGGAGGAGTTGGGAGAGTGTCCCTTTTTGTTCACACCATTTCCACCAACTATTTCTGAAAGATGGAAGAAGCATTGTGGTTCCATGTAGAGATCAAGATGAGCTGGTGGGAAGGGCTAGAGTGTCACCCGGCAATGGTTGGAAGTTGAAGGAAACAGCTTGCCTGAGCAAAGCGTATGCTCAAATGTGGCTCTTAATGTACTTCCACAAGAGAGATTTGAGACTAATGGGGAATGCCATTTGCTCCTCGGTTCCAGCTCACTGGGTGCCGACTGGAAGGACGACCTGGTCCATACACGCCCACAATGAATGGATATCCAGTGAGAGGATGTTGGATGTGTGGAACAAGGTGTGGATAGTTGACAATCCCCACATGCCAGACAAGACATGTATAGATGACTGGAGAGACGTGCCATATTTGCCAAAAAGTCAAGACAGACTTTGTGGCTCCCTCATAGGTATCACGGCCCGTGCATCATGGGCAGAGAACATCAGAGCTGTGGTTAACAAAATCAGGGGAATGATTGGAAACGAAGTGTATAGTGACCATTTGTCAGTCATGGGCAGGTACACGTACTCAGTGCAAGAAGTTGGAACAGTTTTGTAA